CCAAATCTCTAGGTGGTCAATAGCACTAATGTCGTTCTTAGTTAAGGCGTATTTGGGTGCCTTAATGGGGAAACTGAATACAGAAACCCTATCAGGCTGAAAGTTACATGGCTCTGTAGGAACACCGTTGTCATTCAGAAAGGTAGTGATGGGGTCTTTATTGTCTCCACGTACACGACGAATAAAGTAGTGTGCGTGTTGTGGATGAATTCCACTACCTACCGGACCAACAAGTTGTGATACCGTGCCGCTGGGCTTAACTGTAGTTACAGCAGCAGACTGAGCAATGCCTAGGCGCTTGGCCTCTTTGGCATTAGCCTCTACAGCAGCAGCACGTAACTCTGAAAGATTGTGTTCAAGATTACTGTCTGCTGCAGTGCCATTGGTAAGAGGGTTATCCATGATAGCCGTAAGGCTTACACCCAGCAGACGTTCTTCATTGCAGTTATTAGCCCAAATCTTTCTTAGATACTTGAAGTCTGTAAGGCAAGACTGCCAAGTACCAAGTACGGTAGCCATCTGTACCTTTTCCTTGATTGATCGCCATCCATCTGTCTCACGAATGACAACCTCACTTAGATTACAAAACTCAAATGGCCTTAGAATAATTTCACCACAGGGATTGGTGCCCCATAAATGTCCTGCCTCACGGCGATTTGTGTTTATCACCTGTTTGTCTGAGGCAGCGCGATTAAAGATGCCTCGCTCTCCGCTAAGGGAAGCATAAAGAGAATGCCATTCTTTCATGAATACCCCTACATCAGGGCGTCCCTGATACACAGCAGAGTTGTTAGCAAGCTGTCTGTAGCTGTGTGTATTGTACCACTGCCCACTCTTAGCTTCTCTCATAAGATCGTTGTCAAGGTCCGACAGACTAATAAGTGCAGACCTACGTACACCGCCTACTACTACAATCTGACCAATGTAGCACATGATATCATGACACTCTAATGGAGTTAGTTTACGTCCTGCAGCATTACGGAAAGTCTTAATGCAGAAATGAAACAGTTCTTCTAGTGGTTCAGGACCAGAGGCACGGCCACCAAAGGTCTTTAGTCTTGCACCACGTTCCCGCACACCGCTCGTGTCCCATCGAGGAATCTGACCAGCATACAGGCAAGCAATTAATTCACGAAGTGCCCTTGCCCATCCTGCTTTACTGTCATCAACTACGATAGTTGTACGGCTCTGCTCGAAATGTTCATTAACAAGGGGAAGCTTATCTGTCTCATTCTTTTCTACAGAGAAACCAACACCTGTACCATTCATTAGAATGTACAATGCCTCATCAAAGGCACGAATAGAATTAACAGGGAGGTAGCTGCAGTTGTAGCCTGCAACATTGCAGCGTTCTAGTGCTGGTCCTGCGGACATAAGCGCGCGCATGGAAGGCATAACAGACATCTCAAATACAGCATCACGAATAGCTTTCATATGCCCCTTATCATATGTCATTTCTTTACGTGTAAGCTTGTCAGCCATGTAGTCAAAGTACCGATCTACTGTCTCTGACCACACTTCACGACGACCGTCCTCTTCACGCCAACGAGCATAGCGTGAAAGAGCAATCATGTTTTGGTAGTCTGTTAATTCAAAGTTAGTATCCACTTTTGCCTCCCTTTATTGTTGCTTTAATACTAACTACGCTTGTGCCGTAAACCTCATCCATAACGTCTTGAAGTATCTCTTCAAGTTCAAGACTAGGGTCGCCGTCAGCAGGCATAGGAAATTCTTCTGTGTCAATGTCTAACGTAACGACGACCTTAGCCCTGATCATTTTATGCCGAGCCTTCTGTCTTTGTCATTAGGTTTAACATTAGTTGAGCAGCATCAACATTGCTGTCTTCTGTGCGAACGATGCTGTCTCCTATATACGATTCCAGCAATTCTCTAATGCTACTATTTTCTTCCATAGCTGGGAGGGAAGCAGCCATATACTCACAAAGTAATTCTAACTCGCCCTTATCTCTCTTAGACATATCATTATCACGTGAGTAGCTAACAGCAACCGTGACTTCCCCTGTCCATTGGTTATTTTCGTTAAGGGCTGGGGTTAGAATAATTGCAAAACTGTTGTCTGAAAACATAAAGTAACTCCTAATTAGGATTGATAACTCTGGTTAATTTAGGGGGCATGACTTTTCGTTTCTCTTTTAGCCATGCTTCGGGAATAACTCTGTCGGCAAATACTATATTCTTTTTTGCACACCACAGAGCGTAGGTAGTTTTAGAACTTTTGTATAACTTCTTTCTGCTGTTCTCAAATACCATACGAATGTCTAGATGGGGGTGCTGCTTTCTGATTTCAAGATGCTTCTTTCTATCATGGGCAGTCCACCTACCCTTTACTTCAATAATGATACCATTATCTAAAACAAAGTCAGGAGTGTAAGTACGTATTGATAAATCAATCCACTGTATTTTGATTGCCTCGTACCTAATCTCCTGACCTTGTTCTTCAATCTGTTCTGCTATATTAAGTTCTATTGCGCTCCTATACCCCTCTTTCTTTGCTTCAATAACTCGTTTTCTATTTGTCATGCTGCCGCTTGAGTAGCGTGTTCTTTCTTAAACCACTCTACAGGATCAAGGGAACTGATCTTCATATTGAAACAGTCTGCACGAACCGTGTAGTTATTACTTGGATCGTGCTCACCTTTCTTAAGAAAGATAGCTTCCTTAAAATAAACATCACGTTCTTTCATTCCAAGAAACCATCCTTTACTTTGATCAGATAACACACGAACAAAGGCGTAGTAATCACAGTCTTGCTTTCTAGTTAGGTTGGCAATGCTACAGTCATATTTTGCCAAAGGTTTCACTGTAGTTTTCTTTGTCTTAACATCAATGCGCTTACCATCAATAATAATATCGTAATCCATAGTATTACAATGATTACCACCTAGTACTTCAAGCGCAATGAGTTCGCCAAGAAAACCATACACATTACCCTGTCCTCGTGTAATGCTTCTGTTTAGTACGCCCATATCCTCTGACATTTCATGTGCAGTGTTACGCATATTATTTGTGATAGGTACCTCAATCATGGAAGATTGCGCCAGAAGTAAGAGAAGTTTGGAGTAAACTCTTTCATAGAAGTGTTTGTATATCCAAGCTTTTTCAGTTCTTCATTCAGAACCAGATCAGCTTCCTTACGAGCCTCCATTGCTGCACGAACTCCTGCAAGGCGTTTCTCACGTAGCTTCGTGCGAGCCTCTGTCAGTTCATTAGAAAGTTGTTCTACAGCACTCTGTAGTTCTTCAATAGTAAGATCATCATAGTTAGTCATTAACTTTCTCCATATCCAAATAATTAACAGTCGCCTTGTTCTTTGCTTGAGAAACTCTAGATGGCTCCTCTAAGATTGCACCATTCCAACAATCTCTTCGAAAGGAACAGAAACTGCAGTGCCGAGACAGAGTATAGTTACCTGTTGCTTTACCTCTAAAAGTTTCAGGTTCTGGTTCAAAGCAACGAACAAACTCATTTCGATTAAGTGTATCTACTGTGTGTTTAAGTTTTGAAATAACCTCGTCAACGTCACTTTCATATGCGACATACTTAAACTGTCCTGACGCTTGGTTTACAACCCACCAACCTCCTGCTGGTACGTTGGCACCCTTGCTATAGACAGCTAACTGCCCAATATAACCGAAAGGATCATCCTTTTCAAGGTTCTTTCCATCAGTAAACTTATTGTTGTATGACCACGGGCTTGTAGATTTAATGTCATCTACAACTCCATTAACAATAAGATCATACTCACCAGAGATTTCTTCGCTACCAATCTTAGTCTTAACTCTATCGTGTCCTTCGTAAGATACTCCTGATTCTGTTAACAGCCCCTTGAACAAAGCTTCAACCATGTCTCCGAACATCATACGCACTACAAAAGTAGTGGTTAGAGGCTCTGCTTTATCAGGCTTGTTCTTTTGATACCATAGCTGGCAAACAGGTCTGCCTACGTTGGAGGCACGGAGGGTAAAGCCCCCCGTGCTATCCTTACGCTCGCAGAATTGCCTACGTAAAGCTGCTTCAATATCAGAAGTGATCTGCTTAATCGTTTCTTCTGACATCTGCCGCTCCCCATGCGTAACTCCTTCAAGATACGCATGAACAGCAAGTTCTGCTACATTTTCCATAGTAGCTTACGCAACCTCTACATTATCACTAACATCAATGAAGCCCGTGATTGTGTCTTCATCTTCTGTAGTAAGTGTGGTTGTTGCCTTACTGTTGTGACGGTCACGAACCCACACATTCTGATTGCGAACCCAATCCTTGAAGTCAGAGAACATCTTCTGATCGTCCTCTGAAATAGAAAGGGTCTTCTGGAAATCAAGGTCAACCACAGGATAGTAAATCATGTTGCCGTTAGGCATCGCATCACCATGCGTGGTTAGTTCCAGCTTGTGCTGTGGAAGCAGACGACGATTGCTAATATACTTATCAAGCGCCTTACCTACTTCACGGAACGCATCCTTGTTATCAATGTCCCAGATGACAGGGGTTGGATCAACAGTGACAGGCTCACCGTCACTATCAAGAGCACCTTCCATCTCTACGATACCAAGCAGAGAGCGTACACGCTTAACTGACATGATCAGTTTCTGCTGGGCATCTGGAAGTTCACCCCAGTTCTTAATGTAACCAGACGGACGACCACAGTTAAAGCCACCATCAGTATCCATAAGATCGTCACGACCAAACTGAGACTGCCCTACCATGACACTCTTAACGAAGCGACCTTTGCGGCCTTGATCATCTGGCTTCATGTAGGGGATGTAGCGAGTGTACGAAAACTGCTGAAGGAACGGGCGGAAACTAATCTTCTCTGCGTAGAGGAAGTTTCCATCACGATCTTCAAGGCGATATGTTCCACCCGGAACTACCTCAACCTGACGGGTCTTACCTTTGACTTCCTCCGTACCCATAATGGACTTGTGCCAAATGCGTAGACGAGAAAGTGTGCTAGAACGGGCTGACTCCGTAGTCCCTACGGTTGTAGATAGGCCCATTGCTTCAGCCGCTGTCAAAGTTATTGGTGTCTAGCTTAACGATGTTTGACATATATATATTCTCCTGTAAAATTGTCAAAAAGGAATACCATTATACTGATTAGTTCAGTAGTTTCAAGTCATTTCTTGCATCTCCATCCAGTTTTTTCCAACCTTAGTTTCTACTTCAAGAGGAACGTGTAGCTTCATGTTAAACCTACCATAAATTTCTGATGGTAAAGTATCAACTGTGTCATTTATAACACTGAGCACAGCTTTTTCCTCTTGAGGGTACACATCAATCACTGCGTTGTCATGTACACTATTAACTAGAATACTGCGAAGATTTCTCAACCGCATGTTCTTCTCCAATAGGAGTAGTGTAGTCTGTACAATGTCAGTAGCAGCAGACTGTACTGGGTAGTTCTTTACCATTGTGAAACCCGTTATACCACCAGACGGTAGTCGCTTGGCATCTGGAAAAGCAAACTGTCTACCAGAGGGGGTAGTCACGTAGCCTTTCTCCATAACCTCTTTTGCCAGAGAGCCGTGCCACTGAGCAATGCCACGGTATTTCACAAGGAAGTTTTCATAGTACCGTGCTTCGGCAGGTGTTCTACCAAAGCCAGTAGCACCAAACAGAGGAGCAAACGTATGTTCCTTTGCTTGCTGTCTTGTAACAGGCTGCCCAGCCTCAGTGATAACGGAAGCAGTGTAGCTGTGAACATCAAAGTTGTTATTGATTTCATCAGTAGCTGTTTCATCACCACTAAGCTGCGCAGCAACACGAAACTCTAGCTGTGCAAAGTCAGCCTCAATCACAGAGCCACCGTCCCAACGGGAAACAAACACACGCTTGATGGGAAAGGTGTTTCCACGTGGCATGTTGTGAAGGTTAGGTGAGTCCGAAGCCAACCTACCAGTAGATGTTCTGTGCTGTGTCATTCTAACGTGCAGTCTCTTGTCTGACTTAGTGAAAGTATTGATACCATCAACAAAGGCAGATATGTAAGTGTCAAGCGCAGATAACCTACGAACCTTTGAAAGAAAGTCCGTAGCTTCATGCATGTTGTTGCTCATAGCAATCTTTTCCAGATACGTTAGAGTCTTTTTGTCAGTCTTGAATCCATGAGCCGCAACAAAAGATGCAGACCTAACATTAAACTTAAGACCTGCAACCTTCTGGGTATCTACAAAGACGACACCCTTTGTATCACACTCCTTACACTTACGTCTAGCCTTGCCTAAGCTACCATCCTTCTTACGGGCAATGGTATAGCCATGACCAAAACATGCTTTACACTGAAACATAGAAGTCTGATATACAAGATTGCTATTGTCCTTTACAGCAGCATCAACCTTT